AGCATAACTCTTTACCTTCTTTGCTTTTCTGATAACCTCGTCACTCGCACATTCATATCGACGAATGACATCTCCCATCTCACGACCATTACAGAGACGAATACCAATGAAGTTAGTTTCTGGAAATGTCTGACGAAGATCTTGAAGAAGAACATCAGTAAACTTATAATACGCTTGAGAGAACTTATAAGTGTGCCCAGTCTTACGATTACGAAGAAACGAACCAGCGTTGATAGAACAACATCCAAGACGTTCATCACCCTTATAATCAGTAATGCGTTTAAACACTGGCAAACTATTTGCCTCACCGTCAGTCAAAATAACACAGTGAGTCTTCTGAACACCATGTTTTGTTTTAAACTGAGGGATAATTTCATGAAGACAGATTAGTGATTCATGAAGAGGAGTTCCAGACAATCCCACCTCTGAAGGAATACTATAAGAAACCCAGTGCTTGAATGAAAAAGCAACTCTCCAGAGATTTAGAATATGCTTCTCAATCTCTCCCTTTTTAGCACTACTGGAAAGCATATTCAGCAAACTGAAATGTCCCCCAGTGATGTTAAACATGCCCTGTTCATTTTCCTGAGTATCAATATCTTCCCAATCTATACCATACATCCCTGGTTTTGCCCAGTTATTAGTAAAGGCATAAACATCAAAAGGAATGTTTACTTTATTACAAAACCAAACAATATTCAACAGTTGTTTAACAGTAGGTATAATACAATCTCCCATAGAACCAGACCAATCAAGAATAAAGATTAACCCATGATTTTTACCATCAGGGAGAACAGTTACTTTCTTGAAGAGATCTTCATTGTACTTATAAGTATGAAGTTTGGAGCAATCAAGAATACCAGTGCGAGAAGTTGCTGCCCGAGCATAGGCATCAGCAGACTTCTTACACTCAAACTCTTTCACCATATAATTGATCTCTTTCTGAGCAGATTTCTTGAACTTCTCAAACTCAGAATCAGCATATCCAAAATTATAGGGATCGCGAGTCTCATATTTTTTATCGTAAGGACACCAAACTGGTTTAGGATTTAAACCCTCTTCCCAATAGTCGTTGATTAGGCTATGAATTCTTTCGTTAGGGATGACGAAGTGTTTAAGATCAACCTTGGGGACTTCACAATACATGGGGTCATGTTGTCCTTCAATATTACCATTAAATTCTTCGGCACCCTCTTCAAACATTTGATCAGTTGTCACTTCAGGTTCCTTGTTGGCAGATTCACGACGATCTGCTTCCTCAAGCATCTCCTCATGAGTCATGAAGTTTTCTTCCGTCTCATCTTCGTCAGCACCATCATCAGCATTTTTAACTGACTCATTAGGTATGCCTTGCTGATCGGTCTCCTGTGAGGGAAGTTCCGTTTTGGTAGTTTCAGGTTTTTCAGCATCCTTACAGTAGCGATAGATCTCCTCTGCTACCAATAAAGTATCAGCAAATGTTTCAACATCTGACATCATCTTGATAAAAGTCGTCTCTTCATCACTGAAAGGAACCTCAACGAAATTACCAATCTTATAATACAAATTGACACGATCAGCGAGATTCATATTATTAATATCAATTTCTTCCAAGCAGAAGAAATCAGTATCTACTAGTTCTTTATATCCTTTATAAAAACTCTTGGACAGACCAGGATACCGACGCTTCATCAGTTTCTCAATACGAGCGTCTTCTACAACATTAACAAACTGCCTAGGGATACGGTTCTCCCAGTCCCACTCGTTAGGAGTAAACAGAGCATGACCAACCTCATGACCCACTAACATATCATATACACTCTCACTTGCTCGCTTCCACATTGGCAGTGTCAACACCCGAGTCTCAATATTAAACTGAGCGGTAGCAACGTTACGATTCTCAACCAACAGGTCTTCAGTGGCAAGCAGACGAGCTAGTTGTGACTTGATTTCGTAGTTTACAGTCATCGTGCTTTGCTTTGTATGTGGATATCATACCGCAGTCAGAGCAGTTTTAAATCAGGTCCTACCAGTTTAACAACTGTCACATAGACCAATCCCCCGCATCCGTGAGGATACAGGGGACTCTGGTGATTTTTGCTCCGTTAGGTTGCTTGCTTCCTATTCAGTTAGAATGTGTCTACAGACCCTCCTGGCGTTTTGGTCGATTATCTCACAATCGGAAATGCATTGAAAGTATTCGGACACTTGGTCGTATTTTTGATCGATAGTTGCTTTTTCGTCCCACTTCCATGATGCTAGTTCATTACGAGAGATAAGATTACGCATAATAACCTCCGTCACTGTATTATATAGTCAGCGTATGCTAACTTAATGACTTTTAGTTACATTGTTATCTAACTCAACATTCTACTAAATCCCTTAATCTTTTCAAATTTTAAGACCTCATCAAACTTATCCTCAAGACCAGTCTTGTGAGAGATGACAAAGATATTGGCATCCTTGATTACGAATCTAATAATCTTCAAGAACTCCTCTGTACCAAATCCATCAAGAGATGAATCAAACACTTCATCCATAATCAAGAGGTTAGTATTAACAGAATTTTTAAGTCTAGCAATCTCTCTCCAGGTGAAAAGTAGAGACAAGTCAACCCTCATCTTCTCTCCTTCAGAGAAAGAAGAATAGGTGAAGTCTTCGTGAATCGGAGTTTCAATAGTCTCGTTAAACTCTTCATCCAACTTAAAGTTGATATAAAAGTCCATCATCTGCAGATAACGATTGACCTGCTGATTAATGAGTGGGAGATACTTATTGATAATCTTTGCCTTAACTCCACCATCCTTGAGAAGATTATAGATGAAGTCTTGATATGATACTTTGTCTTTTCTTTCAGCAAGATTATCGTATGTTTCCTGAAGAGATTCGTTTAGTTCTGCTAACTTCTCATGCTCAATACTTTGATTTTCGATTTCTGTGGTAATAGTTTGAATTTCTGATTCCAATCGACTGATTTGTCTTTGGAGTCCAGTGATTTCAGTATTGTTAGTAGAAATGCCATTAAGGGACGAACTCACCTCTTGGGATAGTTTTGAAAAATTGGATTCCCTCAACTCCTCATCTTTAATTGCTTGTTGAAGTTCTTCAAACCCCTTACGCAACTCTTCTGCTTTATCTTGGGAATCCTTAATTCTATTTACACGGAACGATTCTTCTATATCTTGACCACATGTAGGGCATACCGAATTGTCAGAAAAGAACTTATGATCCCCTACAAGTTTACCAATACGTTGTGACAGTTTACCTTTAATACCACCAAAATCTCTCAAACGTTTAGTAGCGTTAGAATATTTCTCCATTTCATTCTTCAAGTCCTGCATCTGATTCTCAAGATCAAATCCATTCTGATAACGATTATGGATGTTTTCTTCATAAGAAGTAATCAGTTGCTTTTTCTTATCAATATCATTTTTGGTTTGACTCTCAATCTTACTGATAAATCCCCTCTGCATCTCAACTTTATCCTTTAAGGATTCTTTCTTAAGGTCAAGAGTTTTAATTTCATCTTTAAGAAGTCTAATTTTTCCTTTAACAATATCATTCATTGAAGAGAAGATCTTAATATCCAACAGGTCCTCCACAACTTCTCTGCGACTTGATACAGGAAGTTGCATGAAAGGAACGAAAGTGCTACTACCTAGAATAACAATCTGGGTAAATGACTTGTAGTTCATCTTCAAGACATTTTGCTCTAACCACTTCTGCTGATCAATCGCAGAAGCATTCTGATTTAATTCTTCATCATTACGGAATATCTTAAAGATATTTGGTTTAATACCACGTTCTACCTTCCATATGATACCGCCAATGTCAAACTCAATTTCTACAAAACAGTTCTTCTCATTAACACTGTTGACCAGTTGTCCCTTATTAATCTTACGAAAGGACTTACCATATAAAGAGAAAGTAAGAGCATCCAGAATAGTTGACTTACCAGCGCCATTCGATCCAATAATTAAAGATGTAGACTTTCTATCAAGTTGAACAGTAGTGGGTTGATTCCCGGTTGATAAAAAGTTTTTCCATGAGATAGTCTTAAAGGTAATCATTCGCGTTATCAGGGGGAATCACAATGTCATTTCTAGTAATCACAGTATAGCGATGATCATGCATTTCGCACGTCTTGATCATCACTTCATCTTCTACTTCTAGCACATGCATCTCTGGATAGTCAAGCTCTTCCAGATGCATCGCATATCGCATGGCATCATCTTCTTGGTCGAAAATATAGAGAACTTGTTCTCCGTCATCATCTACGACTGAATATGCTCCGTCTTTCTCTTTGCCTGCGACAGTAATTATAAACATCAGAAAATTAATTCACAAGCCTCTTGATATGTTGATCTCATGAAATTTTTGACCATAGACTTATCAAGACTAATGTCTGCTTCTTCAATATATCTATCAAGAATAGAAAGAGTATCTTCTGTCTCTAATCCATCTATGTCTACATCTTCATCATTGAGAACAAAGTTTTCAACAATCTTTAAATCAGCAACATTTGAAGAATACAACTTATCAATAAACTTCTCAAATTGAACACTATCAGACTTCTTGCGGACAATAACTTTGACAATCTTACCTTCGTATTCTCTAGTGTCAAAAAGTTGGTGATCAGTATCTTCGTAATAGATTATCTTGAACAGAGTGTATGGATTATTGATGGGAGTATGCTCCATCGTCTCTGTATCAAAGAGGTGAAATCCACGAACATCATTTACATCATTCCAGAACATCTCATAAGGATTACCTAGGTAGAAGACTGTTCCATCATCTGATCTTGTATGGTAATGACCCGAAAATACCCGCTGGAACTTCTGATATAGTTTGCTTTCCATACCATGCTCCATGACGCATCCACGATGAGCTCTAAATCCTTGGAGTTCAAGGTGCCCCATCGCACACTTGCTAGTTGAATTTTTAATAGATTTAATAGTATCCTTTTCATTATCTTCACATATCCAGGGAATGTACAGTATGTTTAGATTGCCAATCTTGACTTCCTGTGCCCTAGAATATGTAATCACATTATCATACTCTTTTAGCAACAACTCGACTGCGTTAATAGAATTAGTATTCTTGTAGTACGCATCATGATTGCCAACCATCAGATCCATTGTGATGTTCCTCTCTTTCAAAGGTTCAAACACAACACGTTTTGCCCAATCCAAAGACTTAAACTCAATACCCTTTCTACTATCAAAAGCATCACCCATATGAATTACATGAGTGATGCCCATCTTATCTAGAGTAGGAAAGAATACATCTTTATAAAATTTCTCAAAGTAATCGTGAAAGAGTTTAGACCCTTTACGAGCACCATAATGAGTGTCAGTGATAATCGCTACGAGCATCAGTTACGAAGTTTGGAATGGACAGCATCCTTGATAGAATTATAGTCCGAATAATTCTGGCTGTCAATCTCATTGGCGTCAAACACCTCATCAAAGTCAGTCTTCTCAAGAATCTTGTTCTTAATCTCTAACTGCTTCTTCTCTTGCTGAATACGTCTCAAGAAGGCATAGTAGATGATTTGAGTAAAATATGCGAATGGGTTCTTTGATTTCTCTGGATTAAAGTTATGAACATATCTAACGCAATTCTCAATGCCGTCACAAATCATGTCATCTTTAAACATGTAGTTGACGAAATTTGGTTTGTATGATAAATGATTGGCAATCTTAAGAAAGCACTCTCCAATGTACCTAGGGATGGGTGGTTTAGGTTGATCATTCAACTTTGCTCTTGCTACTTGAGCGAAGTACAACTCCAAAGCATTAAGAAAATCTTTATTATTGACGTAATGTTCTGATTTCTTTGGTCTCGGCATAACCCCATAAGCATTGTTAACAGCCATAATATGTTCAAATCCGTTTCACTTATTATAACAGATTAAAAGGCACTTGACAAGATACTCAATACGGTATAGACTAGGTTTGTCGCCTTTGAAGAATAAGTTCTAGCTATTATTATAGAGTTTCTCTAAAACCTCTTTAGCTTCATGGACAGAAGCCAAGTATCCCATCTTCCTATCTAATTTAGCAAAGTTCCCTTTACTCTGTTTACGAATATAATCTTGATAGTATAGGATCATTTCAATATCTTCTGATTCACTCATTGTCAAGACATCTTCTAGATTCATAATAAACATATCTTCTTTAGTTGTCTTTAGCCAAGGTTCAAAATTATATCCTTGTACTGTTCCTCTAACTTTAATTTCTGATACTACAATTGGATTTGATACCAATAGCATTGTCCTGTTGTCTTCTTCTGATGCTGCTACCTTACAGAAGATCTCATCACCACATTTAAGTTTTATAGTTGCGTAAAAATCATCTTCAATCATAGGCTATTCTCCTTTTCTAGTCTTTTATGTCAATTGATATAATGTCATAATTGAATTCTTCTTGAACGTAAATCTTAACTCTTTCAATAAAGTGATTAAGAGTATAATTTTTTCTTGATCCTGTGGTCAGATCATCAGCGATATCATATAGTTTGGCGCTTACCTTATCTTTGCCTTTGCGAAGGACTCTACCAATACTCTGTAAGTTCCGAATACGAGACTTGGATGGAGAGGCAAAAATTACATTATGCAGGTTCTTAATGTTGATTCCAGTTGAGAAGGTGCCGTAAGATGCGACGATAATTGCGTCTTTTTGTGTTTCCGTAATTTCTCTGACTAACTCACGATCTTCAGCATCAACACCACCATGAACGAAGAACACCCTTCTTCCTTCACTAACATTTTTATTTATCAATTCATAAAGGACCTTGCCATGCGCCTCTACACGACTAAACAATATCAGAGAGTTACCGTTTAAATCTATCGCTAGATTCTTGATAAAATTATTCCTTCTTTCAT